GTGTCGTGTTACCGCTGAGGGCCGCTGCCGTGAGCGTTACGTCGGTCAGATTGATTGCCTTGAACGGGCCATTGTTTGCCCGGTAGCTCGATACTGCCCACGACTGCGCAGCACGTCGCTCGATCTTGAACTGAGTCTGACCGCGTACTGCAATGAACACCACGTCAGCAGACTGGTGATACCGGATGTACGGTAGATCAGCAGCCGTCACAGTCGTCGGTAGCACCAACTCACCTGCGCTTTCAAAGTTGATGCTGTCGATCAACGTGCGGATGTTCGCTGAGTTGGTCACCGTGATGGTCGGATTCGACGACGGGGTGAACAGCAGTGAGTGTGTGCCAGGGTTAAGTGTGGCGTCGAAGATGTCTGAACTGTTGACACCAGTCGTGCCGATCCGAATCCGTGCCGGTGCCTCAGCGATCACAATGCGCAGTGCGTGCGGTACAGCAGTGGTGGCGATCGTCTGGTAGATGTTCGCGGACGTGGTGGTCGCACCAGTCAAGCTGGCGTACCCGGCTGCCCAGATAGACGATGATCCAGCACCGTCGGCAGTTGTCCACCCAGTGATGTTGCTGGTGAAGTTCGGATTGGTGATGGTCGATGCCACAGCGGTTCTCGTGACAAGTTCACCGTCCACGACGATGCGCAGTTCACTGTCACTGAACAGTAGTATGGCCTTGTCGTCGATACTCTTGACGAACGGTGCGGTGTAGGTCTCACCGGGTTGCTCAAGCGTCCATTCAAGCCCTGGGCGATAACTCATCGGGCCAAGACGTTTCGGCATGAAGTTGGTCATCAGCGCTGCCGAGTTCTTCACGCGTGCAATGTCATCTCGCGCTATCGAGTCGTCACCGATCTCACCACGGTTGAATTTGTTGACTACGGTGTGAAGTGGCATCACGGTCTCCCGCGATACGGATAGCCGGAGTATCGAGCCCTCACCCACGATCCAGTGGAGATCTTGCGGGGTGGGGACTGCATGATGTCGATGTTCTTGGCTTCGTACTCGATCTCTTCGTACAGCGTAGCCGGTATGCGCGGATCGACACCGAGAGACATGGCTACGTCTCGGGCCATGGCGGCTGCCACCAGCCGTCGGAAGTACGATGGCCAGTATGACGGTGTGGTCAGATAACCGTTGCTGACGAACTGGATGTAGATCGTGTTGATGTTGGTGTAGATGTACTCACCCTCGTCCTTGTAGTTCTTCAGAGGGGTCTGCATCATCTCGTCTTCAAAGATACCATCCAGCCGATGTAGATCGTCAGGCTTGTCGAACACCCGGTTGTAGCCCCACTCAGGCTCCAGCGACGGGTTGTACTGTGCCTGATACGACTGAATGGCCCAATGCCACCCTGTCTTTTCTAACAGGTACTCGATCAGGTTGGAGGATCGCGCCACATCCAGCTTGACCTTGCGATCAGAGTCGTCGGTGTTACTGTTGATCTCATCCAGACCAAGGATCATGAGCGCGTTGTTGTAGATCGCACGCCAGTCGTTCGTCAGCGTGACACCTTCATTGCTCGACCGCTTGTCAGGCTCTTTGCTCTGACGCAGCGCGACGGCTTGGTTCACCCGCTCGTTGAACAGCGCGGTGATGCGCTCGACCTCATCTGATGCGATGCGCGGTGCTACCGACATGGCAAGGTACGCCACGACGACTTGGACGAATGATCTGTCCCACAGCGTCAATGCGTAGCTGTTGGTGATGTACCGCAGGTAGATCGTCGTGTAGTTGCACGCTAAAGTGCCGCCTTCGATGATGTACCGAGAGATGGGCTGATCCAGCTTCTCATCGCTGTACAGCTCGACCATGCCGATATAATCAGCCGGGAGCGTGAACACGTTGTCGTAGGCGTGATTGGTGCTGGTGGTGTAGGTGGTCAGCTTGGAAGTCTTGCGAGCGAAAACAGGGGCGACCAACTCAAGGCAGTAGTCCACCCCGTTCGCATACGCAGTGTCAAGACGGTAACGGGACTCAACTGCGTCTGTTACCGTGGTCAGTTCACGCTCTCCAACAAGGAGCAGCGCTTCGTTGTACAGTGACAGTTGAGTCGTTGCCATATCAGCTTCTCATTGTGCGAAGGTACTGACTCTTCTGTTGTTCAGCGATTGCCTTCTCAGGCATGTCTTTCAGAATCGGTACAGGGTTGCCGCGCTTCATCAAGCACCATTTCTGTTGACCGCGTTGCTTGATGAAATATTCATCATTATCGTCTGATATGTCCTCTTCTTCAAACACTTCGTAAGACAGGACTCTCAGTCGAACATCGAAACCATTGGCGAATGTCACCATCAGACGGGCGAGCATGGTTGCACTGGCACAAACGACACGGATCTCGTCGTTCATCTTCAGCTTACCGACGACGTGCGCCCATGTGCGAGGATCGGTCAACGCCTCTTTGCTGACGATTGTGTTGAACTCAACGTTGAACTGCTGATAACCGAACTGCGCAAGCAGAAGTTGATTCGGTTTCAGTGGTGTAATTTCTAATGTGTTTTCCACAGTCATTCTCCAAAAAGGCCCGTAGTCCATACGGGCAAAGGCAAAAACCGCCCCGAAGGGCGGTTGTTGTGGGTCACTATCAGGTCGTAAACGGTGTTGCTGGTGTTGCGGTACACACGTTCACACCGCGAATCATCCACAGTGTTGAACTGATACATTCCATCTCGAAGATACCGCCGATGAGACCACCAGTAGTGGTAGCATTCATCGAGACTCCGATGTGGGTTGTACCGTTCGCCATGTGAGTTTCGTCCGTCGCAGCGCCTTCGATGGCACCTTGTAGGCTACCGACGATGAACACTGACGCCGCACTTGTGTTAACGGTGTAGGCGTTACTTGTCAGCAATACAGTAACGATGAACGTAAACTTCGTACCTGGGATCGCCGGAGGCAATGTGTAAACGATACCAGCGGCACGGTCGAACAGCACCTTGGCACCAGACTCAGCTTTGGTCAGTGTGCGTGTAGCACCAGAACCAGAGATCAGCTTGTTGCTGACAGCACCTTCGGTCAGGTTCAGGACAGTAGTCTTGACCTTGATCGGAGTGCCGACAGCAGTTGCCACGACTAGACCGGGTGTGATCACCAATGTGCCACCGTTGGACACGTCACTGTCACCAGTGGTCACGAGGTATTCAGTCTCATCACCGTTGCCAAACGTGATCACGTCGCCAACCAAGATGGTACCAGTGCCAGCACTCGACAGTGCGATCGAGGTTTCACCGATAGGTTCAATGGCAGAACAGGTTGCCCCGCTCGCTGTACCTGTGGTGGCACCAGTGATCACAGACATCTGAGTGGTGGTCAGGTTGGTCTCGTCAATGTGGAAGACCACATCGCCAGCCTTCATGCCCAGCTTCGCTGCGTTGGTGATATAGTTGATGCCGTTGGCCGTAGCCACGGAATCACCGTCTTTGTACACCCAGATGCCGCCAGATGCGCCTACGCGCTTGGTGACAAGTGCAGGTGGGTTACTGGTTGAATAAGCCATGGTTCATTCCTCCCTTAGCTCAGTGCTGAATCGTTGTGCAGCATTTTCACTACACCACTATTCTGCAACAGTTTAGAACCCATGTACTCAGTGCAACGCGCCCATGACTTGTCATTCTTTTCGTCGTAACCGACGGCAGTCTGAGTCCCGGCAGAGTTCATCGCATGACCAATGGCCTTACGAGAGTACATGAAACAGGTAGAACTTGCTGTACCGACACCCGGTAGACCAGCATCGACGATCCAGTTCACACCGTACCAGTTGAATGCGCGAGACTTGCTCACACCTTCGAATGGCTTCAGAGTGATGTAATCGGCAGACGTGAACTGGTTCAGACCCATCAGGTAGCCGTGGAACGCAGGGGTGATCAGTGCGAACACATCATCATCTTCCAGCGCGAAGGCATTGCCCAGCTTGGTCTTGGCAGTGGTCACCAACGTCAGGGTTGCAACAGCAGCAGCGCCCCACGTAACAGTTGCGGTTGACAGTGCGGTGTGAATGTCTTCGTCAATCTTGCGATTGATGACGGACATGGTGGTCTCCTGCATGATGCGGCGACCATCGCCCTGAGAACTGAAAATGTTGAAGTTGGTACGCTCGGACAGATCGTGCCATTCGGCAAGCTGACAGGTGTACTGGTTTAAGTTGTCTGCACGGGACGGAATGTCACCGTTCAGGCCACGGGTAACAGCAGTTGCACCGCCAGAATCTGCAACAAGGAATACGGCACTGTTGCCGTTGATCATCGCTTCGGTGGTTACGGTTTTACGTACCAACGTTTCGCGCTTCTCGAATCCTTTGATGTGTTCCTGATGGTACATGGTTTGGAAAGCATAATCAGCCATCGCATGTATCCTCAAAAAGAAAAGTAAAGTTATTACCTTGTTCTCTGAGTTGGCCGTCCGTCACTTCTGCGGGTTGGCCGATAGTCGGGGCCGCGCCGTGTCATCAGGGGTCGAGATTGGTA